CTCCACTAGCCAGCCATATGTTCTCATCGTAGTGTGCAGAAAGACCGCCACGCGAATCAGGAACATAATTGAGAAAGCAGCTAATAGGTAAACCACGGCTGGTTCCCCCGTTGCTAAGTATAGGAGTGCTAAAACCAAACCAGCTCTTGCTAGAGTACTCGTAAAGTCGCTGTGCAAGATCGTAGTCAGTATAGCCTTGATACGTTGCACCATAGACTGAGGCTCTTGCGAAGGCTTCTTGTGCATGAGTTTCATCCTGCCATAAGTATCTATCTTTTAATGTTTCAGTAGAGAAAGTATTAAGATCATCTTCCCTAGAGTAATCAATCTCTATTCCTAAGTAGTCCTGCTTACCTACTTTACTTATCATTGCTTGTTCCTTTCTCTATAATACTAAGCAGCTTGTTCTCATACCATTGTGACTTCTGTAAGTCCTGTACTGCTCTACCTTTATGTCTCATCCTCCATCTGTACTTGAAGGAGTTACCACGCAGGTAGCCTATGAATTCTTCCTTTGAAAGCATAGCTTCCATAGCGTCTATACACTCTATAGCTCCAGTATTGTAGTGTACTGGGTTGTTTACTGTGTCATAAGTTTTCTTCATAGCTTCTTCAGCAAACACTGGGTGTTCGTTTACAGCATCATCTTGCTGCATCCTACCTTTGGCGTACCGTAGGCTGTTCCATTCCTCCGGTGTAGCATCATCAATCGTCTTCATCGTCTTCACTCCAATCGTCCCATTCCAGGCTACCTAGTTCTTCCTCAAACAAAGCTAACCTGTTAATAAATTTATCTTCAAACCTGTCTACTATCTGCTCTGCTGTAACATCAAGCAAAGTTAACAAGTCATCTATGTCGTACCGTGTCAGTACACGTTCTTTTATTTCATCCATTGTCAATGACATGATCTGCATACTCATCTAGTGTGTAAAAATCAAATCCTTCCTTAGCGCACCACTGTCCCATAGTTATCTTAGAACCTTTCCTAACTTTCTTGTTAGGGTCAGACAGTACAAATACTAACTTAGTAGGTGCTATCATATCACGGATAGCAGTGTACTTTTGTGTATCCCCTGATCTAAAGAAGCCTTTAGTTTCTATGACATCTCCAGTCTTCTTGTCCACAAAGTCTGGCTTGTACTTTCTATGTGTAACATAGGGTATGTCATATGGCTCATACAGGAACCTGCCCTTAGGCATCAACTGAGCAAACTTCTTCTCAAGTCCAGATCTATAGACAGGCTTAGAGGATCTCTTGGACTTTAGGCTCATTGACAACCTCCGTTAAGTATCTAGGGCCATAGCTGTAAGCAAAGGCTCTTAGGTTAGGGTAACAGGCGTGCTTAAAGTGACAGTAAGAGCAGCCTGTAGCAAGCTTCATGTTGCCTGACTTACCGTCTGGGACAGTCTCATAGCATAGCTCCGGTGGTTCTTTCTGTGCCACCATCTCTTTGATATGTATAATCCTATCTTCAATGTCTTTACCTAAGACTTCATAGACAGGTGCTTGCTTGTCCTCTAGGTCATACTTCAAGAATGTCAAGTGACCGTTTGCCTTATCCATAGCAAGCCAACCCACCTCAGTCTCACCTTCAGACCTAGCGTACCCCTTAATCTGGTCTATGTAACCAAAGGGATCATCAAAGGCTAGAGTAGCGTCCTTAAACTTCTTAAAGCCAAAGGTACTAGCAGACTTAACATCAGTTACAATGCCATCTATCTTACAGTCCATGCTGCCCTTGATGCCCTGTACTTCAGCCTCAGCTTGCTCATGGGTAACTGTATGACCAGCTAGACGCACAAACAATAGCAGCATTTCCTCAATCAAGTGTCCGTACATGAACTTGACTAAGGTGTGAGACTGCATCTTCTCAGTTGGCCCTACGTTGTTGTAGTGGTTCCATAGGTATCTATCAGTCTTACCTATGTTAGACATACGCAGCTTCCTGCCGTCAAAGCTACCACGCTGAGTAAACTCTTTACGCATTAGAGCTTTACAGGCTTCACCAAAGTCATCAATGATTTTCTCTGCGTCTACAGATCTATCAGGAGACTTGTACTGGACAAGCTTGTATATGTCATCTACCAAAGTGTTAGTTGTTTTCATTAAAGTGTCCGTCCAATATGTCTTTAGCTACGTTAGCACCTACTACAAACCATTCATTCTTACTGGCATGAGTTTCCCGTAACAGGTTATGTGCTTCTTTCTCAGCCTCCGGTCTATCAGGAACATCATAGGAGGCTACTAATATGTAGTCCCTGTAAGGTGTACCTGTTTGAAAGCTACTGAGCCTGTCTCTAGCGTCCACTGCCATTCCTATCTTACACCAGCTAGGGTACGCAGGGCTGTACAGTATGTACACTTGTCCTTCCTTAGCTGCGCTATAGTTCTCTAAGGACTCAAATGCTGCATGCTCAAAGGACTTATAATTTCCTGGCTTATACAGTGGATGTTTTTGTGATATGTATTTACCGTCAACCACCATATGCTTACTTTTTCTTTTACTCCTTACACTAACCCTTTCTCTAACATGCCTTCCTGTAATTATGCTTGTACCATTTTTAGGGTAATAATACCACCATTCCCCATCTACAAATTTATGAATTTTTGGATTGTAATTAGTGGGTTTCTGCCCAGCTTTCTCCAACCTTGTATTCTCCTGTAAGGGGACAATTGAGGCTGTAAAAAGATCCTGCTGCTTCAAGGCAGGAGACTGCAAGTCTTCCGTAGCTGTCTTCCTGTCCTGCTCTAACTTCTGCTTGTACTTCATCATGTATATTCCCCACAAAGTAGTAATCTAACAAATGTAGTCTACCATATTCTTCAAGTAATTGTAATGCTTTCTTCATAACAATCGCACCCGCACTCTGTAGCAAAGTGTTCAGTGCTGAGTGCTCTGATCTAATATGCAGCACTCTACCGTCTAGTCCTTTGATGACTCCGTTTGCTGCTTCTCTAGCAATGCTGTCTTTAAGATTTGCAAATGCTGGGAGATTAGACATAAATCTTTGTTTAAGCTGTCCACCGAGCTTTGCGCCTCCTCCAGCCACGCTTCCAAGCTTTGCATCTCCTGCTCCATATAAGAGGGCATATATGAAAGTTTTAGCCTGATCGCGTGATTCAAGTCCTGCAAGTCCTTGGTTGGCTGTGTGAATATCTCCGTTAAGGATTTCATTAGTATACTCCTGATCATTCATGTAATGAGCTAGCATTCTTAGCTCTAGTCCACTGGCATCAAAGCCTACTAGCTTGTAGCCATCTCTAGCAATAAAGCACTGCCTACACTGCTTACCGTAGGGTGAGTAGCTTGCCGGTACTTGTGCAAGGTTAGGTTTACTATGCGTCATACGGTTAGTTACAGCACCTAGTGTATTCACATAGCCATGTATCCTGTCCGTGTCATCATTGGCGGCTTCTACCCAAGACTGCACCTGAGCTACTCTTTTCTGCAACATAAGGTACTTGGCTATTAGCTGTGCTTCCGGTATGTCCTTCACTGCAAACAGTATTGACTCATCTACAATAGGCTGGTCAGTGGGTGTAAACTTCTCAGGCTTCCATCCAAAGTCCTGTAAGTATTCACCTATCTGTTTCCTAGAGCCTAGATTAAAAGGTTTAAGTACTTTACGCATGAAAGGTTCCATACACTTTGAATCTATGACTTTCTTAAACTCATCGTCAGTTAAACCTACCTTGGATAAGCTACCGTCCTTCTTGAGCTTAGGTGTGACCTCCTTTACATCCACCCACTTAGGCTTGAAGTTCTGGTGTACAGCCCACTCAAGTTTCATCTTGGTTTCTTTCAGGTCAGCCAGTAACTCCATAGAGTGTCTCAAGTCCAACAACCAACCATTCTTGGTCTGCTTTTGAATGATATGCTGTACATCATGCTCTAAGTCTATGGACTCCTTGCTAAACTTCCTAAGCTCTAGCTTTAGCTTGTCATAGGCTTTAGCTGTTACCTTCACATCCTGAATACAGTACTTCACCATTTCAGGTGTCAGGCAAGACCAATCATTGTAGTCACCTTTAGGGAAGTTAAGTATCTGACCCCAATTGGACAGCCTATGGCCTCCTTCACGGCTAGGATTAGATAACCTAGACATAACCAAGGTGTCCTCAATCCTGGATTTGTCCACAAAGATATTCCACAGCTTCCACAGCACGGGCATATCAAAGCCAATTAGGTTATGACCTACTACCTTGAATTTACCTGCTAATGCTTGTGTTAGGCTCTCAGGGGTGTAGTGTTCCTGTACTACTCCATCCTGCATGGTCACTGCTACCCAGATTGTGTCAGGGTCTAAGCCATTGGTTTCTATGTCTAGGAACATTGGTTTACTAGAATCCACTCTCAGCCTCCTTAGGTTTACTAACCTCAGTCATCCTAGAAGTAAACCTATCGTACTTCAGATAGCAGCATTCACCAGTTACACCTGAGTACCTGTTCTTCAATACTCTAAGTGTAGTGGTGTTACGTCTTTCCTCATTAGGTTCCTGTTGGTTACGTTCCAAGCCAATTACCATATCGGATAACTGAGCTATGGACTGTGAACCTCTAAGGTGATTCAAGCTAATCTGTCCACCGTCCTCATGTGCTTTACCGTCCGCACGTTTAAGGTGTGAGACTAGGAATAAACCAATGCCTAACTCCTGCACCAGTGATCTAAGGTTAGTCATAATCAAGTCAATTGCTTTACGTTCATCATTACCTTCTTGACCTGAAACTACTATAGAAAGGTGATCCAAGACTATCCACTTACAGTCCAAAGCCTTAGCCATGTACCGTATCCGGTTCAGAAGGTTGTCACCACTTGTGCTGCCCCAATGGTCAAACATAAAGTACCTACCAGTGCCTAGGGTTTCCTCCCATATTGGCCTTAGCAGATCCTTGTCTAAGTCTTCCTCAAGATGTAGTGGACAATCAGCCTGAATGGACATGATGCCTAGGGCTGTACGGGTTACTGCTTCCTCCAAGGCTAAGATACCAATGTTGTCATCAGTAGCATTGAGCAGGTAGTGCTCTAGCTCTCTGACTATCTGAGACTTACCCATGCCTGAACCACTGGTAATGGTTACTAGCTCATAGGGTCTAAAGCCTTTGGTGAAAGTTGTAAGCCCCTGCCAAGGGTAGGGTATAGACTTAACCTTCACACTGTTCACCAGTTCATCCCAAGTATCAGCACCGGATACAATGCCATCAGGTTGGTAGGTCTTAGCTGACCACCATGCACTGACAAAAGCTTGCACCTTACCTGCCTGGAGCATCTCACCAGCGTCCTTACCTGGCAGTTTGCATATCTTTAGCTTACTAGGGGAGAACAGGTCTTTAACGGCCTCTACAGCGTCCTGACCGGCTTGGTCTTGGTCAAAGCATAGGACTACTGAATCATAACCTTCTAAGAATTCAAGGTTGTCCTTGATGTCCCTAACAGCACTGCCAGCACCTGACCTAAGTGATACACAGTCCCATTTACGTTCAAACATTTCACTAATAGCTAGGCAGTCTAATTCACCTTCTGATATGGTTATAAATCTGCCTTTACCCCTACAAGTTTGCTGACCAAACAACTGTGCGTCCTTCATGCTGCCGGTGCCAAAGAACTGCTTGCCGTCTACTACTCTAACCTTTGTTGCTACCAGCTGACTACTGTCATTGTAGTAAGGGTAGCAGTGTTTTTTAATTGATCCATCTGCATTATGTTCAACTGTTACGTTAAACTTCTTTGCAGTCTCTTGGCTGATTCGCCTGTCCTGAATAGGACTAATGGTGCCTGTCATTTGTTCCAATGGCCTCCTTGGTTGGGTTGGTAGTTTTACTACATTGCCATTACTGTGTTCGTGATAACCGCAAGAAAAGCAATGAGCTGAGGAGGACTGATACCTCCCCAACGCATCACTTGAGCCACACTTAGGGCATGGCTCATGCCTTACAAAAGGATCATCACCAAACTGGTTAGAATCCTTCTTCAAAGGCACCGTCTCCACTTGATTCACCTAGCTCCAAGATACGCATCTTAGAGATGTAGGTAGGAACACCACCAGTAGGGTGTGGTGGTTTCTCAGGCCACTGTATACGCACTACAGTTCCCCTAGGTAGTTCTCTACCTTCAAAGTCAAAGGGAGTACCTTCAGCGTCTACAATATCGGAAGGTTTTAGTGCGTACTTGGTTTTGAATTGTCGCTGGGGGATAGCTGGCGTGTCTTCATCCTTCTGGTAGTCTTTGAGTTTTACCCCACGACTAGAAAGTAATGTAGCTTCTTCAGGTTCCAACTGAAGTGTTACGTTAAATTCATCCTTACCAAAGGCTGTATCTTTGTTTACCATATTGCTGAATGCAATCTTTCCAGTGCTTAACGGCATAGTTTTTACCTCATGTTGTCGTTAGTTATCTATAGTTAAACCAATGTTTTATCTATTATGTAAGTAATAAAGTGAACATTGGAATAACTAAGGATTATACACAAGTTAGTGTTACTGGTTATTACAAAACTGTAAAGAATTGTAACAGTTTGTATCAGTTCCTGGTTTGCACCTCCATTCTCTCAATTAGTTCGTCCACATCCTGATCATTCCCAAGCAGGAGGTTTGGGTATTTTGCTGCCTTTGATGCTAAGGCGCATAGGTCGCACAATTCATGCTCCTTGCTATCCTCCAAGATCACATCACAAGCTTTGCACATTGCCATTAGTGTACCTCCGTGTTATCACCAAATAATTGCTTGTATAAGGCCTCTAAATCGCCCGTAGAGCGGTTTTCAAGCTCATCCGATAGGTAGGCACTGGCTACCACTAATAACTCTGAAATAGCCATTATAGTCATGCGGTATTCTACCAGCTCTGTGACCATAGAATCTCTATGGGCTTGCTCTGGATCTTCCGATTCATTATCGTCCGTAACGTCTACGTCATAAAATGATGTACTCATTTGTTTTTATCCTCATTGTTTAACATTTTCATTGTACAGTTAGAGCATAGGAACCTATCCTTATACAAAAAGCCAGAATAATAGGCTATTGTTTTACTGCATACATATTCTTCGCATTGTCGGTAGCCACTGGGGATTTCTATTGCTTGGCTGTTCATTCGCTAATGTCCATTACTAACTCTACATCAAATTCTATACCTTTGATTGCTGCGTGTACTTGGTCTAAAGCATCATCATTATCTAGTGCTTCACAGTAGAATCTGACCTCAATCAAATACTCTCTAGCCTTAGCGTCATGTTCCCAAGGGTTGTCTATTACTTCATCATTACGATCTAGCATTGTGCCTCCTATGGCGTTGCCTAGTGTTTCAAATAAATCCATTTATTTATGCTCCTATATGTTTACGCTGTCAATTCTAGCAATAGTAACAGTACAAAACTAGACCAAACTACAGCTATTCCAAAGTAGCACCAGCAAGCTAGGCTTTTACCAATGCTTTTTCTTGGTGTAACCCTAGGCTTGTTTTTCCATTCATGCGCGTAGTCTGTCTTCATAGTATGATTGACTCTTTTGATGTGAATCCATAGGCACGAAGGCCAGACCAAAGTGCTGCTATAGCCTCAGTTTTTCTATTTGTATCAGTATATCTTTTATTATTTATTCTTTTTTCAACACTTGACAGCATAAGTGTGGACTTTTTACCTTTCACATCTAAAAGAATACGCCAAAGGTCGCAGCCTTCAAATAGCTCAGCTGTCGCGCTGTCTCCGGTTTGTGTAGTTGCTTTGTAGGCTAGTTGCTTGAATTCCATTTGTTTAACTTCCTTATTGGTTGTTTATGTGGTTTGAGTACTGTACAGCCATAGCTTGTGCTAAACCATCAAAAGTTTTGCTTCTGATTTTCCAACGGTCAGCACTTGGTGGTAAGTAATGGAGGCGCATTTGTTCGCGTCTAGGCAATGAGTCGTAAACTTCCTTCACGTTGTCGGTATCCTCTAACTTAGGCAAGCCATGCAACCACAAGCCAGTCTTTTTAGACTCAGGATGTCCGAACATCCAAGGCTGGACGTATTGCGTAGGCTTGAAAGGCAGAACTCCTACAGGGTTTTCCATACAAACATAGTCACAAATACTGGTTGCAAGATTCCAAAGCTTTGTTGTCCAATCAATAGACTCTAAACGCTTGTCGTGCTTTGGCATACCTTTGGCATAGGTAGAATTACCACTAACAGCTAATGCCGTACATGGTGGATGCATAATTATCAAATCCCAACGCTCATTAGACTTGAGAACCTCAACACAGTCTCTTTGAATGTGGTTAGGGCTACCATCGTCTGCCGGTAGGATGTCACTAGACCAAGCATCATGGCCTAGGGATCTAAAGGCTTCCCGTACTGTTCCAGATGATTCGCAAAGAATTAGGACTCTCATAGTGTTTTTCCTTCTGTATCGTATTCTCTTTGTTGTAGTTAGGTGAACAGTTTACAGTCATGCTCAGGACTAGACCCAATACTGACGCTGGCTTGCAATCCATCGTCAGCGTAAAGGTGTCAGTTTAACGCCATGACAAGGCGTGCAATAGTTTGTGGTTGGCGGTCAACATGTTCGCACCAGCGCCACGACAAACGGTCTAAAGAGGCCTAAGGCTCAGGGTTTTAGCCTGTCCGTCCCGTCCTACTACAATAAATAATTCCACTGATAGCCACTGATTACAATGGCTATCTATAGATTACTTTAGTCTTCTTCTTCTTCTTCTTCAATTGTAAGTCTAGTAGTGTAATCTTCTGGCTTTAAGCCATCAATCCACAAAAATAATTCTTCTTTGGTCTTAAACTCAGGCACCTTAATGAATCCTGTTCTTATTTTTTCCATTGCTCTTAATCCTTATGCTACTTGTAGTGTTGGTATTAGTGAAGATTTGAATTTACTTGCTTTGCTACCGTGTACAGTTATTGCAATGTTACGCTTGCTGCCATCACATAAGCCACAATCAATACACTGTAACCCTTCGCTATCTGCTAGGCACTCCAACTCATCATCTGCCAAGCTATCGCCAGCCATTGCTACGCGGAATGTCTTATAGCCAAGATTCTGATACTTAATAGCTTGCTTAGGTGAATCGGCGCTAACCATGCACAAACTAGCAAAACGTGCGTCAAAACCTTTATGTGCTACTTGGTGCGTATAGCCAGTGTGGGATACACAAAGCTTTGTCACCTGTTCCATAACGTAAAATGGTGCTGCCGCTGGGTCACCATAAGCACCTAGTCTAACTTTGCGACCGGCAAATAAATGCCCGTGATCTACTAGGTTAAACTGGGGATAGATGCCTTTGATGTATGATCTATAAACCGCAGCTGGTGCTTGGCCTACGTTAACGTAGCACGCGCCGCCGATAGATTGCTTGTGTGGGCAATTGCCGCAAATGCTGCCATCTTGTTTGGTTTCTATGGCTTGCACTGGGTGTATATCAGCCCTAATAATCCAAGTTTGCACCATGTTGCCAGTTTTATCGTTAACACTGTTAAAGGTAGCCACAACGACAATTGGCTTGCCGTCTAGTTCGCTAGGCCCTTCGTACAATACAACGCCTCGCAAAGTTTGCTTGGCTGTTCTGATTTTCTTAATGGTTTGACCTAATAGCTTTGCCATTGGCTTATATCCTTATTGGTTAACTGTCTAAATACTATGCAAAAGCCTACTGGTGATCAATAGGCTTGAACCTACTATTTGATAATGCCTCTAGCTGCTATTTCCACATTCAAAAAGTGACTAAGTTTTAGTAGTTCATCGTCTCCAGCATCCTCAAGAGCGCACAAGGTATCTATTGTAACTTGACCTTGTGTTCTACCCCAACTACTAACTGCCTGTAGTGCTTTTTGGGTAGTCATTAACTCTTTCAATTGCTCTAGCTTATCTTTGCTTATTAACATTTTGTTTGTCTCTTTTGTTGTTGTCAGTTGATATAGTAACTATGGACTACCAATGCACAAATCGCAACACGCTGTCTCACTTTTGTTTAGATCAATTAGTTATAACAACGGCTTTCCTTATAACCTCTTTGGTGTGCTTCCTTCTATGGGTAAATCTTAGGGTTGACTAAAGGCTACTACATACACCCACACACTTAACCCTTTGGTTAGTCCTTAGTCTAACTGTTGTAATCCAGGCGATGACCTTAGCTCTAACCTTAGTCTAACCATTAGGTTTAGTTGCACCTTAGTATAACTGTTGTTGTCTAGGGTTAGACCTTAGACTAACTGTTGGGCTAAGTGACACCTTAGTCTAACTGTTGGGTTAAGCCCCCGCTGATAACTAATGGTTACTGTTAGGGGTGGGTCTAACCGTTGGGGTCGGGGGCGGTGCTGGTGTCTCTATGATTATTGTAGTAGGCCCATAGTCTTACCAGAGTAGAAATTAGAAAAAAGTAGTATAAGTTAGCACTCACTAACCTTAGTCAACCCTTTGAATACACAAGATAATCCAAGAAATACACATATTATTGTAAATAACAGTAAATAGTGCTTGACTTTTGAGTAAAAGTATGATATAATCAAGAGGTATTCTTAGCTACATAAGGTAAATACATAATGGATAATAACATTACTGAACCTAAGAAAAAGAGAGGCAGAGGTAGACCTAAGAAGTCTGAGGTAGCCGCTAGTAAACGTGGGAATAGGGGAGTCATGGGTCGCCCTAAGGGTGACGCTGCTATTATCAATGAGTACAAGGCTCGTATGTTAGCCAGCCCTAAGTCTAGGAGAGTACTTGAGACTATCTTTGATGCTGCCTTAGACAATGACCATAAAAATCAAGCTGCTGCATGGAAGTTAGTTATGGATCGTACACTACCATTAAGCTATTTTGAGAAAGATGCAGCCAGTGGTAGATCTTCAGTTAACATTACTATATCTGGATTAGGTAGTAATGTAGAAACTAATGTTAGTGATAATGACATTGAAGGGGAGATTGTAGAACAAGATGTATAAATATTTCAGTAGAGATGAGTTTGCTTGTCAAGTGACAGGTGAGAATGAAATAGAAGATGAGCTTATACTAGCCTTAGATGAGCTAAGAGAAGCCTGTGGTTTTCCTTTTGTAATCACCAGTGGCTATAGATCCCCACAGCACCCCATAGAATTAGGTAAAATAAAACCAGGAACTCATGCCCAAGGCATAGCAGCGGACATAGCTGTATCATCAGGTATACAAAGGCACACTATAGTTAAGAAAGCTATAGAGCTAGGCTTTAGTGGTATTGGTGTAGCTAATGGATTTGTGCATGTAGACGTTAGACCTACGGACGTACCAGTGATGTGGACTTATGGGTAACAAAGAATACAAAGAAACATTAGCCAAGCAGGAAGATCTTAACTGGGATGGTAATATTGAACCACAGGAGTCTACTACTGAGTACACAATAGTTGTGGATGAGGATAGGATGGAACAGTTAAGAAAGTTAATACATGACAAGTCTTAACATTGAGTTATTGGACTGGCAGAAGCAAGCATGGGTAGACCATACTAGAT